GTTCAAGAACTACGGTGAACCAATAGATGAATGGAATGAGGGTAAGGTCGTATTAGTAAGAACTGATACCCCACATCAAGCTTGGAACTTTGACAATGATATTAGGAGAATAGTCACCATCAGATGGAGTAATAGAAAATCATGGGAAGAAACTATTGATTGGTTCAATAGCAACTTCCCTGATAGTTAAATAGATACTTTCCCAATAGCATTAACGACGGCCGCTATACGTCCGACTGCCATTAATTCTTGGGTAGTCATTCCTTCTTTTTTCAATGTATCATAATGTGCTTTCACACAGAAATGACACTTGCCAATGATACTTGCGGCTAGTGAATACATTTCGAATTTCTTCTTGGATACTCCGCCGTGTGTAGCATATGCATTCATACGCAATCCTGCAGGTAAACCCTTCATTGATTCGTCTGCAGCCATTTCAGTGAACGGGTACCAAATGTTGTTTTGACCCATCAAACTTGCCGCAGTCTTTGCCGCTTCACGTTCTGCTTCTGCTTGAAATAAAGGACTGTTATGTTCAATCTCAAATGCCAAGCCACCGTTACCTGCGGCTAGTGCTGATACATATGCAATAGCATGAGTGTCAACTGGATCTAATCCACTACGATTGATAACTGCATCAATGTTTAGTTTGATATCTTTAGAGTGATCCGGAATACTATCTTTTACAGATTGTACCCAGTCGCCATTAATTGTAATTGGATTCATTTTTATTTTCCTTGTTGTGTACAAGAGGGGCAATGCTCCCTCTTGAGATAATCAAATAGCTCACGAAAGTTCATTACCGTTCTCCTTAATTAAAGTGTTTCGCCACCGATTGGACGACTGCATGGGCATAGTTCGCCAGTTTGCAATGCGTCTAAGATACGCAATGTTTCATCTGGATTACGACCAACATCTAAGTTATTAACAGTAACGTGTTGAATAACATTCTCTGGGTCAACGATGAATGTTGCACGTAGTGCCGCACCAGCTGGACCATAGAAGATACCTAGTTGTTGTGCTAGTGACATTTCATCACGTGCTACGTCTGCAAAACTCCATGAAGTTGTTTTCTTCAAATCTTCATGTGCATTACGCCATGCTAGTTTACAGAATTCGTTGTCAGTAGAACCAACTAGCAATACTGCATCACGGTCTGCGAAATCACCGTTCAACTTGTCGTATGCTACAATTTCTGTAGGGCATACAAATGTGAAGTCTTTTGGATAGTATACGATTACTTTCCATTTACCTTCGAAAGACTTCTCTGTAATAGTCTCGAATGCACCGTCTGGTGTGAGTGATCCTGGCTTAACGCCTGTTACTGCAAAGCTTGTGATTTTATCGCCGATTGTTTTCATTATATTTCCTTTGTGTTAATGAATTTATTCTTGATACTCAAATGGTATCATCTTGAAATTTGAATTTTGCTTACATTTTTTATGTCCTGTCCCTATATATGCGCCTTCTGTCATTTTGGCTCCGCATACTGAACATTCAAACCATTTTGATGTTCTACAAAATTCTAACATTTCTTCTTCGTTATTAAACCTAGTTATAGACGGAGCAGGAATTCTGTTACCGTCTTCATCTACCGGGTATTCCCCGCCTCCATATTCAATGATTGAGTTTGCCCAATCAGTAGAATTTACAATATCATTCAATATTGATTGCTCAAAACACTTTTTAGAAAATTCATCCTTGTTATCAGATTCAAATACTAATTCAGTACTCCATGATCTTCCGTGTTCAATGAGGTGCTTTTTCCATTCTTTCCCGGATCCAGAATATTTATGGTATTCTTTTTTAGTAGTGACACATAAGTATTTTAAACCTGTGTGTACATGTGTTTTAATCATCAACTTGTATTTCATCGTTGTGACCTACAATTTGGGCACACAATCATTAAATTTGATTCTTCATTGTTGTGCGTATTATGATCTTTGTGATCTACTACCAAGGGCGCTTCTTGTCCTTGCCACTCAGCAATTCCGCAAACTTCACACTTATGCCCGCGTTCATTGATTAAATACTTGCGAACATATTCAGGGACTTGACGCCATGCTGTTAGTTGTTCATTGTCTTTCCAGTTCTTTACTAACAATCTACTACGGTGTTCTGCTTGGCATTTGTTATTACAAAATTTGTAGGTATGGACGTCGCCTTTTGCAGGATTTACTCTACCGCAATTTAAACACGTAAAACAACTTGACATACAATCCTTTCTGTAAAGCACTTAATATTACTTAGTGCATTTAAGTTAAGATTATATACTACTATATTGATTTTTACAGCTATTTGGGTGAATTAGTCTTCGTTAGGGGTGAGACCATTGCTATGTTTGTCAGTTACTTTTTCAGTATCCTGATATAAGCGTTTCTCTTGTGCTGTTAATGTATTTTTATGCGACCTGCGCGGATTGCTACATAAGGGGCATCCTGGGATACCGCAATCCATAGCATGATGTTTTGCTAAACGATGCGGTTCTTTAACTGCTTTATCTTTATTAGTTAGACCATGTGCTTTTGCAATCTTAACTTGACGCTTGACTGCTGTTTCATCACGAAACCGACGTTGTGAGTTTATAAATTTTGCGAGTTCATTTGCCATTATGTTTCTCTCTATAGTTATTTACTGCGGCTTTGATGGCGTCTTCGGCGAGGATGCTACAATGGATTTTGACTGGGGGGAGGCTGAGTTCTTCGGCAATACTGGAGTTTTTAATTGATGTTGCTTCATCCAATGTTTTACCCTTGACCCAGTCTGTGACAAGACTTGAGCTAGCAATTGCTGACCCGCACCCATATGTTTTAAATTTGGCATCTGTTATTATTCCTGTTTCTTTATCTACTTTAATACTTAACTGAAGGACGTCACCACATGAAGGTGCTCCTACAAGACCCACACCTACATCATCTTCATTTTTTTTATAAGATCCTACATTACGGGGATTGTTGTAATGATCTAGTACCTGTGCGCTATAAGCCATGTCAGTCTCCTGTGTTGTATTTAGTGTGGTTAAAAGTTATTGTTAGTATCTGTTACAATCCAACCCAACTTTAATAAATCATCACGTATCTCATCAGTTATTGTACTCTCTGCTACAAATGCTTTTCCTTGTATATAATATTCTTGCTGTTCTTTGGTTAATTGTTGAAATTGATCATCATCTAATTCAGTGCTATCTCTGATACCACTACAGTACCAGTCGATGTAATCACCCTTCTCTTGCATATCAGCAACAATACCACCGGCACTTCTCCAACTACAACTCCAGCGTTTTTCTGTTAAGATAGGCCACACATCATTCTTAGTAAAGTCGTTGTTACACATAGCGGCGTACAAGTGTTGAGCATAAACATCATCATTTTTTACTTTGTCAATAATCCACTGAGTACTACGCAGGTCATACTCCATATTGTATTCTTTCCACTCAGCAGTTTCTTCAAGATCAAGTTTTTGCTGTTGCCATGACTTGTAGAAGTTAATCATTTCTTCCGCTGATTCCTCAGTTCTCTCACCTAGTTCAACTTTCTCAACTAGTTTCTTTATTTGAAATGTTCCACGTTCGGGGCTTCTACTTATCATCTTCTACCTCTATCCAAGTGTGATCACCTAACCATTTAACTTTACATATATATTCATAATCAACCGGCTTACCCGTTGACCAATCATTAGGTCCATGAATACTTAATCTAGTAAACTGTTTCTTAGTATCAAACAATAACCAATATGTATTGCCATTTGCTAACTGAAAATCATATTTAGCGGCATGAACCATATCAGTTAAATCTAATCTATGTTTAATCTGTTCTGCTTGTTTCTGTAATACTGCGACAAGTTCCATAATTCTATCATATTCTTGCTTGGCGTGCAATCGTGCTACATTAAGCATAATATCTTTATGCTTTTCTACTGGAACTAAATCAAACTTAGGACTACTAGATTCAGTAGCGTATGGTGTTACATTACGATTAAAGAAATGTATTAGTGATCCACTAGAAGTAGAATCATAACTACTAACACCGTTTGCCGAATTTGGTTTATCGCTCATTCGTTATTATATCTTATTTTTCATTAGAAGCCAATGTTTTTTGGGCATTCTTTGGTTTCTTATGTTTGCTATAAAATATATGATTACCGATCTTTGCTACTTGTTTATAGGGCCATAATGGATCAACATGTAGATTATGAAAAAACAATGCTGTTCTGGGTAATACATCAGTATATGCATCATGTGCTAATACATCATATGCAACACGTTCTGCTTGTTTATATCTAGCACTATTTTTATTAGGCTCACCTTTACCCTCACAAACCCAACTAAACTGACATAGTTTTACTCTTTGTATCTCATCATCTACTAGTTTGTCTATCATATATGATTGATAGATTACTGCGCATGGATTCTTTCCAAAGCCATGTGCTACTCTATTCATAACCACACGTGCTACGGCTGCTTGACCATTCAATGGCTCGCTACCTGCTTCATAAAAGATGTTCTTTGCTAAACAGTTTAGTTGTTTAGGATCAACAAACTTAGCAACTTTTGTTGCCTCTTCTATTTCTGCTTTTTGTTCAGTAACCAACGTAATGTTGTTAGAACTTGTTATTAACACACATAATGATATTACGGATAATAGTAATATTTTTTGTGGTAGGTTGAATTTCCATAAAAACATAATGTCTCCTTTCTGCTTATTACTAAGCAATATGGAATTAAATGTTATCCCAACAATCGCAATTGCAACGAATTACTTCGTCTATCGCTTCTTGTATAGAATATGTGGCTGGTAATAATATGTCAGATGTATATATTACCGATAGTTCAGGACTTATTAAATTCTGATATTTTGATCCAGCAAAACTACCTGGCTCGTCGGCTTGTCCTGTATCAACTGCGACACCGTCACTATAATAACGATCATCAGTAGAATCGTAATAACCATATGGATCAGGTGATCCTAATTCTGTTGCTAATGTTGCAGGTATACTGCCGGCAAGAGTACCATTACCTATTAATTGTGCTTCTTGCTTTTTAGACAATTTATCTTGTATGTTATTATCTAACGGAACGCCTATTTCTGTCAATCTATTTTGGTTACGTGCTTGACGTAACATTGCCACAAGACTTCTACCACCTAGTGTGTTTAAATTAGATATAGCTTCTAATGTTTGTGCATACATATGTGGTTGAGTAAACGTAGCATATTGTGGTATACTATCAACAAATGAATATTGTGTTGTGGGATATGATGCTAGAGTTGGTTCTCGTAAATCATCAGGTGAACTATTTGGTACACGAATTGGCAATCCAGTTGCAATTGCACGTTGTTCAGTTGATAATAGTGTACCTGTTAATTCCCAATTAGTAATTAATTGTTGTGCTTTGGCTGGTTGAGCATTTTTGATTACTAAAATTTCAGCATTGGCTGCATCAATATAACCTTGTATTATTGTGTTCATTCCTGGCCAGCCGCCTCCCGGTGGAGGATCTATTACAACAGTGCCGGCTGCACCTGAATAACTTAATGTTACTATTCTACCATATGTAGTTAAATCAGTTGGATCAGTTCCTATTGTAGCAGTTGCAGGATTGCCACCCACTGTTACTGTAGGTGCACCAGTACCTCTACCATATCCGCCGCCTCTGTTAGTATAAGTGAAACTAGTACCGTTCCATGTTGCAGTTGCTTGTTGCCAAGTTACTGCTAAGTATAAATTTCTATAAATGGTATATAGAGTTGTTGTTTCTAACTCTTGTATATATTCTCTAATGTTTATAC